GTACATATTCTGGAGGTGTCTAGAGCATGTACTTGAGACGGATCCCGTAGAAATACGGAATGCCTATCTCACAATAGTGAAAGAGCCTGGCAAAGCTAGGGTCGTCACTAAGGCGTCCGCCTATCTAAAAGTCATTTTAGATACGGTGAACAAGATTGTTTCCTACCCTCTGACGAAGGTGGAAACAAGCAAATCCGGCATGTCAAAAGACGCGCACGGATGGAACCTCTTTAACGATTTCTACACGGGAGAAAACGTCAAAGAGACCTTCAGCATCCTCAAAAAGGAAACCGAAGGGAGTCCTGATACCGGTCAGATAATATCTGTATGGTATAGGAAGTTGTTTGTTGAGTGCACAGACTTCAACAACGCAACGGATCTCATGCAACACTCGATAGCAGAGTTGCTTGGGAACATTTGGATGGACAAATGTGGAATTCCAAATGTCCTCCAACAGATCGTGCGTGAAACCTGCTTTAGGCCACGCAAGGTCATCTTCAATGGAGCGGATACGTTCTACAACATTGGAGAGCTATACGAACCCGGGACCACTCTCAGGTTCGTATGGTTGACGACAGGGGTCTTGATGGGAGACCCTCTGACGAAAGTCATCCTTCATCTTGTGAACATCACAATAAGGAGGATGGGATGCCTCATTTCTAAAAAAGAAGTAAGGTCTCTTTTCCCTGGTTACGACTATGTCATACCAAGGGATAAATCTCCGAAAACGGAGATTTGTTTCAAAGATGCGCTAGAAGCCATCGTTGAAACTCCGGAGGCTGTGATGGAGATTATGGAAAATCCATACATCACACGTCTCACAGAGATAGACAAATCCCTCCGCGGGGGATTTGGCTTTCTCCCCGGTGTGCACCGATTTTATATCGATCCACATGGGGCAATCTCGATGGGAACAATCCCAAAGAGCCTTCGTGACAAAGTTTTGATTAAACAAGCCACGACACTGTGGTTCATCCCCAATAAGGGGGTGGTCACAGTAGACTTGTCTGGTCTCCCGGAACATATCCGGAATCCAGACGACGGTCGCTAAAAGCGACCAGTAGGGTAGTAAGATGGGAATTTTTCCCACTTAGCCCTCTAACCTCTTGCGGTGCTCCATCGGGGACCGTCAGATAAATCCTAGGTGCCCTCAAGCGGCAC